TTGCCTCCCACATCCACGTGGAAGGTATCCTCATCCACCGTGAGGTCACCACTAATACTCGTGTTTCCGGAGACGACTAAAACATTCGAACCATATTCATCCACGAAAAGATTGGATCCCACATCCAATGTGTGAATCGGGCTCGTGTTCATGATACCGACGTTAGACTCGGTGAGAACACGACCGTACACGTGTACATCCAGGGTCTCAGATGTCAATGGGGTGATCGTCTTACTATCCGCACTTGTTTGTGTGTACGCCAATGCGAGTTCGTCCACACCCTCTAAAAATCCAACCGTAACATTAGAATTTGGGCGGTTCATGATGATCCCAAGGTCGAGTGTCGTATCTCCAACCGTATTGTTTCTTCCCAATTCTATGATAGCATCTGTGATCGTGAGATTTTCAGTGTTAACCACAGTGAGGACACCGTCGATTTGAGCGTTTCCTTGAACGACGATATCTCCCCTAATGTTTGTATTTCCGTTCACGACGAGAACGTCCGAACCCACATCGTCCACGTAGAGATTTGAACCCACATCTAGGGTGTGTACCGGTAAAGAATTTGCGATACCGACGTTTGCGGTCGTCACGAACCCCGTTTCTGGGTTTGTAAACTCGATTGTATTCGTCGTCGTGTTTCCGAGGTTTGTCGTGGCTTGTAAATTCGGTTGTAAAACGTCTACGGCAGCCACACCCGAATCCGTGATCTCTTTTGATATTCGGTTATACGTGAGAATCTTGATTTGACGATCAGAAACATCAAGCACTTGACGTAAAGGGCTGATGTACACCGACCCCGGTTGCGTCGCGTCGATCTGGGCATTACTAGCGTTGAATACGATTGTATTTTCACCCTGGTCATCTTTTGCGTTCTTACCAAACCGAATCTTGGTTGAACGTTCCACTGTCGGCAAGTTCTTGACCATTTAATATAGAATAGCATTTTAATTCGCATAGAGGAGTCCTGCCATACCGTTCTCGATACGGAGGATATTGTAGTTGACCGCATATATGGGGTCGTTGATAGGCATTGATTCACTCATGATCTTGGCTGAAGAAAGGCGACTGAAGTTGAGTGTACCTGTAGGCTGCAACGAGCTCGTGGAGAGACAGAATGGATACATGAAGAAATCTGGAGATGTGACGAAGTTTGTATGATAGTAGTTCACGACATCGATAAAATGGGGTTTCCCCCATCTGTAATTACCCACATCGAGACCATTGATATTCAACTTGACCTTGTTCGTCGGAGATGTGAGTGCGCCATTAGTGGTCGTGTCAGAGGATGCGAGATATTTCACGGGATGGTTGAATGTGAGATCCTGCACGACCGTACCCGAGGCGATGTTTTTCTGTACCTGTGTGATCAGTAGATCGTGTTTGCGAGAGGCGATGTTTCCACGCTCTTCGTTATCGAGATAATAGTAATTCGCATAGCACTCTACGTTATAGTCCGCAGCAGCGTTAGCCCAGTGGATACGAATCTCGACATTATGGTAGTTAAGTGCCACGAGAGGGAGGGCACATTGAGGTCCTTCACAGAAGAAGAAACGGAGAGGATAGAAGTACGAACGAGCGCTTACACCTGGATGTGTTCCATTCGCACTCTTAGAAACGTTCTGGGCGAACGTATCGATAGCAATTTTCTCCGTGAAAATGGCATCTTGTGTATCTACGAGGGAACCGCCAATATAGAGTTCGACGTGGTCAATGATTGTATCCCACCTCTGAATATCTAGAGCCTGAGTGGTATCATCGAGTGTAAAATATACATAACTAAGAAGGTCTCCAGAACGTTCAAATTGAACGCTGGACATTGAATTGTTTTTCACCGCTCCATGGATTACTTGTTTTTCAATGGATTGTGAAAAATTAGCATGTCTTTTGAACGTTGAACTGAAGAACGAAATTTCGGGATTGCCCATGATATATTCATCCTGGGCTCCGATAGCGATCAATTGAACAATGCCTGCTGACATGGTATACTACTTTAACGGGAGAAAATTACAAATTGGGTTTTCTACAAACGAATCGAAGAACTAAAAAGTTTTTATCACCAGCACCGGCTCTCTCGATGGTTTCACCATCTTGGTTGCGGATGGTCACCGTGAGGCGGTCGATACGACGGATAGGGTCAATGTATTGCGTAGCGATGGTATACTCATCCTTGAAATTAATAACTGCCCCGGGTGTACCCGTGGTCACTATACTCCCGAAAGAACCCCTAATCACACTAAGCGAAGACTGACCATCGTATACATTTGAGGTCCGGTCAGAAAAGATGGAGTCTAACTCTTTTATGGACACATAGCAGTGTTCGGTGTTCGCCGTCGTGTTGATGCGCGCCGTGAGAAGGCGAGCCTGAACAATATTCTTAAGGGGCTGACTGAGAAAACAAGTAAAAGTATTGGCACTCTCTTGACCGATAGTGTCAACTGTGATGGTGTGATACTCATAATTGAGATCGGGAATAGACCCAGTGGGAGAAGTGACAAGAGCCATATATATGTAGCTTAGATTAAAGATCCACCGATTCCATCTTCGATGGCATAGCCGGCATGTTCACCGACGAGCTGCTGAGCACCGCAGATACCCCCGGGCGTGAGACCCATGGTGTAAGGGCTACCATCCTTACCCTGACCAGGTGTACATTCAACCTTATTCTCGAGATCGAAAATGGTCTTTTCATTCACAGACTTGATACGAATAGGCATGGGCTGATAGTTGCTGACGTTCTTGTTCGCACTCAGGGCAAAAATGATCACCAATAAAACGGCGATGGATATGAGAGCGTTGCGGTTCTGCTGGTTAAGCTTAAACATTTATAATAGACTAACATATTTTTTCTAAACTGCGTTAAAGGTATTTTTTTAGTTTCCATATAGAGAGTAGATGGACGAAGAAATCGTAATCGATCGTGGATCCCCAAATGTGATGAAACTAGATGCAGATGAACAGGCCCTGATGGATGAGATTGAAATATCCGCCCCTCGCCCTCAACGTGTTCCACGACCCACCAACTATATGGCCAGGCCTGCTCCCCAGGTACAACAGGAAGCTATGGATGCCTTTGCGAACCCCAGCAAACAAACTGCCCCCAGAGCTCCTGAGGAAGATGAGGAGATTGACTACGGTGAAGATGATCAGGCTTATTTTGAAGATGACATGAACATGGGTCCTGGGCAACAGGAAGAACAGCCGACAAAGGGGTACTCTTCCATCGATGAAGAGAAGGCGGATCTCATCAACAAACTCGGGCGTCTCGAGAAGAAGGGGTTTGCTGTCAATAAAAGGCTCAATGCGTATTCGAATATTGACGAACTTCGTTCTGAGGTCAAGAGGATCACGTATAGTATAGATGTTGACCAATCTGTGCGATTCTCACGGAGAATGCTCGTCGCCTGTGTAACCGGTCTCGAGTTCCTGAACAAGAGGTATAACCCCTTTGAGATTCAGTTAGAGGGTTGGTCCGAGTCTGTGATGGAGAATGTGGATGACTATGATGGCGTCTTTGAGGAACTCTACGTGAAGTACAGGACCAAGGTGAACGTCGCCCCAGAAGTCAAGCTGATCATGATGTTAGGTGGCTCGGCGATGATGTTCCACTTGACCAACAGTATGTTCAAATCGGTGATGCCAAACATGAACGATGTCATGAAACAGAATCCCGATCTCATCAAGAGTATGATGAGTGCTGTACAGAATACGACTCGTTCCCCCCAGGAACCATCTGTCGACGCACCCGTCGGTGGCACGGGTCAGTATGAGATGAAGGGCCCCGGTCTGGATATCTCAAGTCTCATGGGTGGAATTTCCATGCCACCCCCTCCTCCGATGAACACGACGATGGGAGCACGACCCATCGAACAGGAGGACGAGGATGAGGATGTTTCTGATATCATCTCCATTTCGGGAGATTCGACCGGTGGTGAGCTTCGACAGGTAAATGTCGACTCTTCTAAACCCAAAAGAACGAAACGAAAGAAGAAGACTGAAATTAATCTCTAAATATATATAAATGATAGCATATTGTCCCCTGGAGGATTTAGATCCTCCAGTCAAGCAACAAAAACCTGTCGTAGAACTCGAGGTCGAGGAAAAAAAACAGGAAATTGGTCGTGAAGAAACCGAATTGAATTATGTCGTCACAGCGTTCATCATCGGCGTGATTGCTCTAGCCGTCTCTGATTCCATCAGGGCATAATTATTACGTATACCACGGGGTCTTCCCTCGTAGTACATTTAATTACTGAATAGTATCCCACCCAAACCATCCTTTATTCGTAGTACGTTGTAATTGAGTGCGTACACGTATACGGGTGGAGTGTCAGATCTCCCAGAACCGACGGACGCACCCCTTATGATCATTTTGGCGTTATCCAAGCGACTGAAATTACACGAGCCGGATGGATTATACTCCGATGCGTTCATACAAAAATGGTATGCGAAATATCTCGTGAATATCATGGCGTTTCGACTTGAATCAAATTCAGAAACGCCGTATTGAGACTTATAATAATTTTGTGCGGTGTGGAAATAACTGGGTTTCATATTTTCGAATAAATAGGTACCGTTGACTTGTAAATCCGCACTCGTAAACGTAAAGAAATCGATTTTATAATCATTCAAAGATGTATCGAAACCGAAAAATAACGATTTCACGGGGTGGTTGAACGAACTCAAATCGAATGTGTTGTACCCATCAAATGTATTAAGCCTGTATTCCATCCGCTGGACCTGTGTGATCACGAGATCCAATTGTCGTTTAATGAGAGTCTCTCGTTCATCTTTATCGAGAAATATGTAATTGCCGTACACATCAACACTTTTCTCTTCATCCGTCAATCCAACGAGGCTCGCTGGGTTGTAATTTATTTTTAATTCAACTTGATGATTTTGAAGTGCGAGTAGGGGTAAAAATGCCTTGTGGTCACAAAAGAAAAAATGAAGTGGCAGGAAACTGGGATTTCCATTGGATGCTTTAGTATTCAATTCTCGTGATTTACTGTACGTGTCCGCAAGATAGTTTGGCCATATATCGGCGTAATAATCGAAATGATGCGAATCAATCTTCTGACCTCCGATGTACAAATCAATCGTCGATTTGTAAAACATATCCATCATTTTATCCGAACCCTGAAGCCATAAAGCGTTTATAACATCCCCGAGAACCGGGATCGTGATCGAGATATCATCCTCGTTTACCGTTTTAATTAGTTTAGGTACTTGAGAAAAGTTCGTATGCCTCATAAACTTCGTACGGAAGAATGAGTGTCCTTCATCACTCATGAGATAAACATCTTGAACACCCTTGGAAACGAGTTGTATCAATGCACCAGACATTTAATAGATGTTCAGATTATAAAAACAGACACTTTCCCTGAGGGAACTCACTCTTCTTTTCTTCTACAAACTTTCCATGAATTTTGAATCCACCCTGGCGATACACTTTCATGCGCTTGTAATACATTGCCGTGAACACGGACCACGGGTCATGAACATCGTATATATGTGGCTCGTTCTTCTTTCCTTTCGTCTCTCTCATGATTCTTCCAATACTCTGTGTGATGTCAGACTTGGGACTAGCCAGGATCACCGTATCGAGTGTGGGAATATCCAGACCTTCATGGGCCTGACTGAACGTCGCAAAGATGATCTTCTTCCTGGAGGACTCTTGGAGAGCAGCCTCCTTCATGCCACCCATGTAGAGCCCGGATGTCTTGGGAAAACATTGATGTAAAAGTTCACAGTGTCGGCGACGGTCACTGAGTACGAGGAGCTGTCTCGTGCCAGCTGAAGCTTTTTTCACCAGTTCCACCAACATCTTGTTTCGTGCCCTGTCCTCGACAAGTTCTGTGATCATGTTAGGCATGGAGATCTTACCGTTTCGCATAGATGGTGGCGGGTTTCTATAATTTGCTGAATCGAAAGTCACTGGAAATACTTCAACTTGTTCTTGATTTTTCCTCTCGACTGCGAAGAATGTGGGACCCATGAACCAATGGAGTACTTTTGTCAGACCATCTTTCCTTTCTGGTGTTGCTGAAAGTCCAAAGACGTGTCGAGGGCACACTTTGAAAAGACTTTGGCTAAATACCTTCGCGCAGATGTGATGGGCTTCATCTACGATGAGTGTACCCACCGTGTCAAAATCCGTGAATGAGTATTCTTTGAGGGACAGTGACTGGAGCATCGCGATGACAAAGTCACAGTCCACCTCCTTCTTATTCTGTTGAACAACTCCAATCGTAGCACCCGGACAAAATTGTTGAATCCTCTCTTTCCACTGGTCTGCCAGGAACTGTTTATGGACAACAATCATCGTGCGATACCCCAATTTACAGGCTATAGCTAGGGAAACCGTCGTCTTCCCGAAGCCGCATGGTAGAGAAAGGACCCCGTGACCTGCTTTAATTGCTGCTGCCATTGCTTCGTTTTGGTGTGTAGCGTCTCTGAGCTGTCCGACAAACTTGGTTTGGATTCGGGCGGGTTCTGGTCTCCTATCTTCCTTGGGTTCTCCAAGCTTATCAGTTCCATAGAATCTTGGAATGCAGACTCCATTCTTAGTTGGTCTAAAAACTTTGAAAGGTGGTGGAGGAAATCCAAAGTCGCCATTGACGACTGGCCTTACCGTAAGTTCTTTTTTAATTTCTTGAATTGGTCCCTCACTCACCAGGTATCCGGTTCTAGTGAGCATACTTATTTAAAGGGTACAAACTTTAAATAGGTACAATGCCTATCGTCGACGTTGAAGAGAATATTAAGAAGCTTCGCGAGAACATCGAGAAGATGACCCAAGAGGTTTTCCGTCTCCAGGGTATGCTCGCCACCTTCGAGGGGTTCAAGAAGGGTGGTCTTAAACACATTGAGATGCCCAATGACCCCAATCACTCAGTCGAGCCTACCGAGGAGCTTGAGAGTACCCAAGAAAAGCCTGAGTGATCTCCCACGTTCCAAATATCCTTAAAGTTTTATCACATTTAAGGAAAAAAAACGATAATAATAAATGAACGATATAACCATTATAGAAAATTTTATCAGTGATGATGAGTTGGAAGAGGTTCGAAAATTCACTGGTGATGAATCATTAAATTTAGATGGTAAATATTATGGTGAAAACCGTCTATCCATAAATCGACAGTGGTATTTCATTTCAGAAGATAACGCTTATAAAAAAATTTTAGTTGATCTTAGATCTATTCGAGACTGGGCGTTTGATATGGAAAATCTTATTCCTTCTGCAAAAAATTTCATTTTGAAAATAAAAAATAGAATAGACAAATACACGAATGTAAATTTTAAATTAGAACGAGTTTATCTGAATCGTCAAGTAATTGGTCAAGATGTGACATTACATACAGACGATAATAAACCAAATGTCTATACACTTTTAATTTATATAGGTGATATTACACCCGAAAACTATGATAAGGCTGGTGGAGACTTAGAATTGAAAACTAAAGAAATTACCAGAATTGAACCGTTCACAAAAAGAGCTGTTCTATTCAAGGGATATATACCACATCAGGCTTTTGCGCCTTTAGTACATGGCTTAACCCGTATTTCAATTGCGTTTAAATTTACAGATACTTCAAATGAACTTCCATTTCGAGTAGATTATACTTAAGTTAGTTATTTAAAAAATTAGTATCTTAAATAATTAGAATGCCTGTTGTGTACATTAATGAAAATATTAGACAACTTCATGATAAAATACTAGGAATGCGTGAGGAAGTATTACGCCTCGAAGGTGTCCTTCGAACATTTGAAGGATTCAAAAAGGCTGGTCTCACCCGTATTGACCTCCCCAATCAGCCCACCGAGGAGCTTGAGAGTATCCAAGAAAAGCCTGAGTAATTTCCTACATTCCAAACCCCCTTGAAATTGATTTCAATTTCCGCTTCATCCCCCTTTATAAGAGACTGAATGGGTCGCCCCCTGACCTCGCACATTACTCTCCTATAACGGAATGGTACTTTTACAGTGAGGACATGACCATCGAGGGGGTTGTCTATATGTTGATTGACAAGGAGGTGAGTCTTCGAGGCTTGCGTTCGTTCTATAATTTCCGAAACTCTGGCAGGAATTATAAAACGGATATACTTCTTACTATTGAAATCGTACATGGGTTCGTGAACTTTCGCTACAAACTTCATCTACGATACACTAACACTAAAACTATAAGTAGAACAGTAATGAACAAAATTACATGGGAGAGAAGTATGGGTCGAAGAGGCTCTCTCGTCCCAAAACATTCATGGCTGAGAGTTCTCGAAACTTCGATACCTGCTTCTATACTCGAGTAGGGTGTATGTCTCGGTGACATCATACCACACATAGCCACCTTAGAACACTTTCCAAAGAATGGGAGCTGTCCGTAGAGGCTGAGTACACCCGAAGACTGAGAGAATTCCCACTTTTCTCCGTTCCAGTCAGCGCCCCAACCGATACGAACCGCTTTGGGTTCGGGTACACCCAACTGTTTCACGACTTCAGTCTTCAGCGTTTCCGGGTCAGTCTCGAGAATCTCTTTGGTGAGATGACAGATGACACATGAAATTGTTTTCGTTCCATACAAGAGTTTGGGTTGAAGATTCCATGATGTAGTCGCAGCGACTTCGAGATCCGATTTAATGTCCGGAACTTCTTCGTAATCCAGAAGAACATTGATCGCCCCGTAAGTACTATCCCGTACATTCTTTACCAGATCAGATCCCCAGTTGTCTCCCATCAACTTGAACGCCGGGCTGTTATCCAGACAAAGAAATAACATACCATCATCGATGACAGTTCCATTAGAAAAACTCGCACGGAACGAGTCTTCTCCGTATTCAATTTCATTCAACTCTGTTCCGAAAACAAAGTCCACGCCAGCATTCAAGAGTGCTTCTTCCATCGCATCACACATGACTTTTCCCGAAACCCTCTGTGTATAGGGTTTCGAGAGTGCCACATGATTCAAGTTTTGTACAAATTCATAAGCCGTCATGACATCCCAAGTCACACCATCCATGATGAGTGGAAGATGTTCGATACAAGCTTGACCACTTTCCGTCAAGGTTCCAACTGCGTCTCTTAGAGAGACACCCTTGTATTTTTTTGGTTGTGTGATAACTCTCAAAAAAAGAGATATGAGTGTACCATAATCCCCTAGTTTCAGAGAACGGAGCACATAGTTTATGTGTTCACCATTATCCTTGGCTTGAAATATCTCATTCCAAGAAATACCCATCTCTCTGAAAAGTGATTGTGTATTGGTAAACGCTCGATCGAAAACGATCCGGTGTGCGTGAAGGTCACGAGTTTCTACATCAGGTTCCCACCAAGACCCCCCTGCTGAAACCTTTCGATCATATATGGTGACATCATGTTCTCCTGTTCGACAGATTTCCCATGCGAGGGACATACCCGTCGGACCAGCTCCAATGATGTGAATCTTCATTCTACTTTTAGCTCATAAATTAAATCAGACCAGTCTTCTTGCGTTCCTCGGGAGTTTTCAACGCGTACATGAAAGACAGGAATAACATAGTCGATATGAGAGCGTACTCGATATCTTGTGTCGCACTGAAGGCGATAAGCATGAGAGACCCTAATCGGAATATCTTGTTATCGAAAAGAGCCTGAAGTCTACCGGGAATCTTGATCGCATTACCAGCAAAGAGACCCTGGTACAAGATGATCAACGAAAAGACTATGGGTTGAGTCTTGACAAGTTTTTCCAGAGGACCTGTGACGGGACTAAATAAGTTACTCACTTTTGACATTTATATAACTTAAGAAAATAAAAAACTTTGTACAAAGTAGAATGTTATGTGTTGCTCAACATGTACCAGTCAAAGTTCCGAGTAGAAAGTTGAAGACATGGAAGTTTGCTGGTAAGTTTCTATGGAAAAACGCCACTGTACAAAATAAATCAGAATTGGGTCGCTGGACGAAGGAGGAACTCCTCGAACTTGGACCAACCTTTGTAAAATTAGGACAAATCGCTTCGACGAGAGCAGATCTCTACCCACCTGAATTTACAAAAGAATTGGAATCATTACAAGATGACGTCCCTCCCGTGGAATTCGATACCATTGTAAATTATGATATTTTCAAAGAATTTGACCCTGTACCATTTAAATCTGCGAGTATCGGTCAGGTGCACATGGCTGTACTTCAAAACGGTCAAAAGGTTGTTGTAAAATTAAAGCGTCCAGGAATCCTGGATATCATGAAAGAAGATACGGATACCATACGCAACATTGTACACTTTTTAGAGCGTATAGGTTTCGACACGGGAAACAGTTCGGGTTCGGTACTCGACGAGTCTATAGAGTATCTACTGGGAGAGGCTGATTATAAACAGGAAATTAACAATGCCATAAAGTTCAAGAAGAGTATGAAGGATGTGGATTGGGTGAAAGTTCCTAAAGTGTACAAGAAGTATTCGAACGATGAGATGATTGTCATGGAGTATGTCCCATCGACAAAGTTGACAGAGATTACAGATAAGAGAGTGAACAAGAAGAAGATTTGTGAAGCTTTGATTAACTCGTATGTTATTCAAACCATGGATAACGGTCTCTTCCACGCCGATCCTCACCCTGGAAATCTTGGGTTCTCGCCTAAAGGGCAACTTGTATTTTATGATTTTGGGTTACTCGTACCACTCTCGGAAGAATTGAGAGACGGATTTACAAAACTGTTTGGGTTTATCATCATGCGAGACACGGCTGGTATAGTCGACACTCTCGTCAAGTTGGGTGTGATCGTTCCAACATCTTCGGATGTTTCTGATATCGAAATCTTCTTTGAGAACATATTGGGATACTTGGAGACCTTAGATGGTTCTGGAATCGTGAATGATGATCTCGCCGCACAACTCGCAATTGAAAAACCATTTGTCGTACCAAGTAGTTTCGTGTATCTCGCCAAGGCCTTTTCGACTATCGAAGGCATCTGTCTTAAACTGGATCCAGATTTCAACTACTTCACCTACCTGGAACCCCTCATCCAACAACAGATCATAGAATCTGTAGATGTTGGAGACATATTCATGAAGACGACAGAGATACCGGGTACTATTGGTAAAATTAACACTGCTGTCACGGGTCTTCAAAAGTCAAGGGGGGCGATGAAACGTACGATGATCAAAACACAGCAGGAAATTAGGCTCGTCCAGTACAGTGTGGTATGCGCTCTACTGGCTGAGAAGTTTGGGGATAATCCGCCCCTGGCATTGTTTTTTGTTTTTTGTACCCTGTGGTTTACTTTTCGTAAAAGTCAATAGACTTTTTGCCACTTTTCTTGGGCTTGTCATCCTTTTTGATTAGCTTGTTATGCTCCTCGAAGTACCCCTTCAGACGACGCTGTTCATCACGGAAAATATCAGAGACCTTCTCCTTGATCTTTTCCACGTCAGTGTCACGTTCCTTCTGGATCTTCTTACTCAGTCTCTTAAATCCCTTGTTCCTCTTCTCGGCAGCGAATACGGTCATTGTATTTGTAATGGCAAGCATTTACTTTGTATTGACATTTATTTTTAAGCGCTTCAACTTTTCCTGAAACTCACGGCGCTCCCCCGGAGATTCAATCTCCTTCCCAGTGGCGATCGCTTCAATCTCTGGACCCGTGAGCTGCATCGCATTCACCCTAAAGTCCATGAACGCCTCCATCGTGATGGGGACAAGGGGCTTCACCAACTCGAAAATAGCCGTCGCGTAGTCCCGAATCTCCTTCTGGGCGTGGTCATCCATTCGAAGATGGAGGTAATGGAGGAGATTATGAAGGTTAATCTTCCAGTAAAACTCTGTATATGTCGACTGGGGTAGTGTACCACGGGCCTGTTCACGGCAGCACCCATTCTCTAGGAGTTCCTCATAGACATCAAAGGAATGACTCAGTTGCTGAGCCACTTTGTTGTCTAGGTCACCCTTGAGTTCCACCACACCCTCCGAACCTTGGTGATTCACCTGGGACTGACCACGATACGTATCAGGTTCGTAGTACTCCTTGGGAACCACCGAGTACCGAGCAGACAACTCATTCACACTGGCGGTGCGGTGCCGAAGGTGTTGTCGGGCAATGTATATGGGCATTTTGATGTGAAATTTGAAGTCGACCATTTCAAAAGGGGTTGTGTGCCAATGGCGTAAGAGATAACGAATGAGACCACGGTCTCCACGAGAGGTTTTTGTACCGTCACCATAGGAGACTCGAGCTGATTGGACGATGGACGAATCCAGATCTTTTTGAGGCATGTGATCCACGAGTCTGACGAATCCATGATCGAGGACTTTTTGCATTGTACATAACTATCCGTTCAAATCTTTAATAGAGGCACTCATCATCCATTGGTACCTCTCCGCAAAAATCATACAACTTGTACAACTTTTCCTGTGCTTTCTCAAATTCGACTTGTGTGTCGTTCATGGCATCGATAGCTTCATCCACAAGTTCCAAGAAGGTGTCCAACTCGTCTAGGGCAATGCGGTGAGTGTTCCTATTGGGCTTTCTCGTGTGAAACGCAGACTTAAGACGCTTGTTACTTTTGATAACCTTGTCGATGTGGGGCTTGTTTACGGCGGACATGCGGATGGAGAGAGACATTTTTCTATTTTAGTTCTTTCACGAATTCACTTAGGTCTCGGTAGTACCTCTTCAGGTCTTTCATGAATCTTTTATTATTCTCCAAAACTTCACATTCAGGTTTGTTCAGATAAATCCATGCCAAGTTTGATTTGGAATACTTTGTCATCTTTTGATTTTCATTTGGTTTTCGAGCAACCAACTTTGTAGACTTTTTCTTTTTGGAAGCTGGTAAGACTTCAACCCTGTTGACGAAGGAGAGAGCCTGCATCACTGTGTCAGCGAGGTCATCTTTCTTTTTGGATTTGAGAAAGTTGTCGAGCCAATGCGCGTTCGTGGGACCCGAACGAATAAATTCTTCACACCTCTGTATGGCAACCTTCTTCCTCTTATTGTACTGTGCCTTCCCCGGACCGGCGACATCGGGAATCTTGTGACGAGCGTCATAGAGGATCGTTTCAGCCTCGGGACACCTGATGATGAAATAGGCATGGAGGAAGTGCATCACAGAAACCATCTTCTTGTTTCGCTCAGGTTGTTTCTCGATAAGGATGGTATCGGCGGTGAGCACCCAAGGTCTCTCATCGAGGTGGTTACGGAGGGATACATAGACACCATCTGCGTGTTGAGGAGGTATACCATCAACATCCCACTCCCGGACGAGATTACCAGCTTTATCGTCAAGAAGACACAGAGCCAAATTCTTTGTACCGACGTCGATCGAAAGGATCATAGTATAAAGGATTAATATCTCTTTAACTTAACATGAAGTATATGGCACACAGGGGGTATTCCCTCCGGTACAAAGATAACAGTGTTGACGCAATTCGTGAGGCAATTCTGCGTGGGTACGATGGTGTCGAGATTGATGTACAATTATGCGGAACGGGGGAATTGGTACTTCATCATGATGTGTATTTGGGAGATGATTTCGTAGAGAACATGTCGTTGGAAAAATTGAGAAAATTTGGCGTGTATACACTCAAAGATATATATGATCATGTTCCAGACATACGAAAAACGACTTTACTCATAGACATCAAGGGAAAAGACAACTCTGTGATTGGGGCGTTAATGGAATTCTACAAGACTGAACCCACGAGGGACATCTTTTTCTGTAGTTTCAATAGGAAAATACTATACAACCTTCCTCACGGTTTCAGAAAGGGGTCTACATTTGAGACAACGTTCCAACATGTTGAATACGAAACGATCACAGATCGTCTCGACGCAGTCGTTCTCCATTGGACATGTTTAGATCATTCTTTCATATCCTATTGTAAAATGAAAAACATAACCATATTCACGTATACGCACAAGGAAGATATGGAATTACACTACATGAACAAGTTTAATATTGATTACATTATTACTAATGGAACAACTTAAAGAGTTTATTTTTTTAAAGTACATGTGGTGCTGGTGGTGTTGTCACCCATTCGAAAGCACCCCGCTAAGTATGCCTTTAAGACATGATGTTAAGAGAAATATATTTTCTACAAATGGAACGTACTGCTCATGGAGCTGTATGAAATCACATGCGATAGAAAAATATGGGTGTAACAGAGGTGGGATTATCTGCGGAAATATTACGATGATGCGTCGTAAAATGTACAATCATCTAGGAGGTGTGAAACCCGCACCGTACAGATACAGACTCGCAGTCTTCGGTGGGGATATGACTATAGAACAGTTCAGACAAAACCAAACACAGGATGGTAACGACCCTGTATCCCGGATTGAATGTAAACCACATACAGATAATTTAATACCCATTGTTTCAAACACAAAGAAAATGAATGAAATAAAGAATGCTAATTATGATAACAATACATTAAAACTAAAAAGGACGAAACCACTCAAGCGAAGTCATAACAATTTAGAGTCTGCGTTGGGGCTTATTATTACCCCCAAATCCTAGCAACCTTTTCTGTTTAGCCGTTGGTATTGAAGGTGGTAAAACTTCACTTTTTTTACTATGAACCCACTGTTCACCATCATGTGCGACCCAGGGTATATCATATCTCTCGATTGTTTTTCTACACAACACACAAGGTAATGATATACCATCGCCGTACATGGTTTTACGAGCCACTATTAAATACCCGTATTTCCGATTCACCCATTCAGAAAAGTGGTATGGTTTATGACCCTTCTTCAAACATTCGATGTATAATCGGCGAATAAGTTGTCTCTCTGCACACATGTGATTATTACTCACGACTGAAGGTCCACGTGACATGGAACTCGTCACCGTACAGTACTTCATACCTGGCAGTTCAAGCATGTGAGTCCGTCATATACAAAATCACACGTCTCACACTCACTTAGGACAGAAATAGTCTTTTTTGGTACAAGACCCTGTGCGAATCGTTCGAGTTCTTTTACTGTGTAGATTCCGTATTGGATCATAACACTCAGAGAAGGAAATCTCATCTATATAGGTTACGTTTGACCCGTTTATATCAGTTTAAGCACGGTAAACACGCCTCCTTCGCCTTAAGCATCGCAGCAAAACTGTCTACCATGGGGGGGACAATACTTTTGAGGACTATCTCAAACTCGCTATCCTTTTCACCGTCATCTATCTGTTCGATGAGATGGTTGAGAATTGCGATGACTAGTTTCTTCTTCTGTGGTCCAGGTAACTTCTTGAACTTGACACTCTCCTTCATCAACCTGGCTAGGATAGGGGGTATATCTTCTTTGGTGAGACCATCGTCGACGTATTCGACTCGAATCTCCTCGACCGTCTTCACGATACTGTGCGCATCAATCTTTCCAGCAAACTTTTGTAAAATGGCATCCATTATATAATATCTATATAATATAATACAGAATGGAATTCAATGATATTATCGCAACACTCGCATTCGGTTTAGGATTCGTTCAGATGTATATAGATCTACTCGATTCTGATAAACTTGATAAAAAATCAAAAAGACGAATCGTATTGGGAATCATTGCGAGTATATTATGGCTCATGTATCATTCAAGGAAATATGGATTCAATGCGACAACATTATACACCACAAGCGGCTTACTTGTCCAGCTGTATTTATTGAACAAGATTCTAGTTAAAGATTGAGATTGTGTATACTTTAGTAATGAGCACTCTCATTCATGCGTCCATCAAGCCATCTGTCACTCCCGTCAAGAACACAAAGAAGTCTTCCTCTTCTCTCCGATCCCCCACACTCACACGCATCGAGCGTCCCAACGATTACCTGTCGATCGCCGAACGAGTGAACGGTCGGGCTGCTATGATTGGATTTACGTCGGCGGTCATTGACGAAGTCATGACCGGTAATCCCATTAGTACCCAGTTTCATGACAACATCGGTCTCTCTGTAGCTGTTGCTAGTTTGGCGTTTCTTGGAACCGCTGCGAACCCTAAGGATGAAGGGTACGTTCAGGGATTTTGGAAGCCTGAGACGGAGCTCGTAAACGGCCGACTCGCAATGGTTGGCATCGCATCACTTCTCCTAACAGAATCGATCCACCCTCACGTGCCTCTATTCTAGAGTCTGGATGTGTCGCCACGTGACCTATAAATTCGATCATTTTAACTTTTTCTTCCATTGAAAATGTTCCTGCCCTACGCATCACATAGGCCAAGAACATCATAAGAATGTAGACGTTCTCGGTGATAGGCTTCATCCTAACCCAAGTCTACTTTTATTTAAAGAGTATATCAATACACTTTATATGAAGATACTCGTGTTAGGATCACACGGGATTATAGGTTCTGGACTATGTAAACATCTGATAGAGTTAGGTCACGTGGTCATACCTTGGGACATAAAGATAACACCCATGCACGATCTCACTTTAACTGAAAACATGCACAGTTTGAAATGTGCTGTAAGTGATGCCGACTTTGTATTCTTCCTCGCCTATGATATCGGTGGTGCTAAATACATAACAAATGCTGGAATTAGTTTTATAGACAAGAATGTGATGATTATGATGAATACATTTGGTCAACTTCAAACTAAAAAGTTCATATTTGCTTCAAGTACTATGCATAACATGAGTCATGTGTATGGAACACTAAAAAAACTGGGCGAAGAGTACACTAGTAGACTTGGTGGACTAACTGCGCGGTTCTGGAACGTGTACGGACCGGAGAAGAGTTCTCCCAAATCACATGTCATAGCTGATATGATTCACAAATATAAAACCAAAGGATACATAGACTTGATGACGAGCGGTGAAGAAGAGCGACAATTTTTACATACCGACGACTGTGCAAAAGCTCTCACAGAGTTGATGAATCATTATGATGACATCATAAAAACTCATACGAGTGTGGATATTACGAATTTTGAATGGACAAAAATAAAAGATTTGGCGAAACTTATATGTGACGATGTCCGTGTCACTGATATAACAATCACTACACATGATAGACAAAATGAACCGAGACCATTCATTCTTAAATATTGGAAACCTACCATTACGGCTGAGGAGGGTGTAACATCTCTTCAATCAGACTATCGATATCATATTCCCTGAGCCAACCAAGGTTTTCTATACGTCCAGGATTTCCAACGAGCAAAGTTTTATTATCGGATCTATAAAACCTTTCAGAAACTTCGACAACAACTTTATCATCGATTTTACCAACTTCATTTTTACCTTGACCCAACCACTTGATAGTTTTATTCATTTTACCAACTACAATTTCAATAAATTCTCTAACAGAGTGTGTTTTACCCGTCGCAATTATAAAATCACTGGGAATAGGTTGTTGTAACATGAGCCACATAGCCTTTACATAGTCTTTCGCGTGACCCCAATCTCTCCTAGATTCAAGGTTTCCAATTTGAAAACATTCACCTGATTGTAAACCCTTGATAATCTTTTGTGTCACATAAATACCCGTTCGTCTTGGTGATTCATGATTGTATAAAATCCCTGAACATACATATAAATCGTGGTTTTCTCTATAATATCTCACCACGGAATCTGCGCTGACCTTTGAAATACCGTAAATATTTCCAGGTACACGCATCGAATACTCCGTTTGTGGAGTTTCCCAATGGTTTGCAAATATTTCGGAACTCGAAGCTTGAAAAATCTTATACCTCGACTTATTTTCGGTATTTTTGACCGCTTCCATTATGTTAAGAATTCCCATCGTATTTACCTGAAACGTCTCGGTTGGCGAGGATCCATGGATTTTAGCAGCCAGATTGTACACTTCTATGCGTTCAAAATCGACACAGCTCTGAATAGTGTCATAGACTTCGTCGTAGTTTCTCACATCTCCACGAAACTTTATGAGGTGGTACCCCTTTTCCTTGAGAAGTTCACACATATAAGACCCATCTTGACCATTCGGACCTGTTACTATAGCCGCATACATGATAATGACATATACAGCCTTAACTTTAACTACGAGGACCGAGTCCGTTGAAAATTTTATGCGTTCTTGATTTGAAAAAATTCGACAGGTTATTTCCTTCACCTGATAACGAATGCTCTGGCTGTGCTTCCACTGGTGTGAATATCTTAGAAAAGTCGTCACCGTATCTACCTATTTTGTCATACTTTACGAATACCTTCTTTTCCAAGAATCTAGACCACACATAATCATTTGAAAAGTATATAGGTTCTGGCTCTTTCATCGGCTCTATGTCCAGTTTTTCAGGTACCTTTAATTGATTGATTGGTATAAGAAATCCAAGAGTCGTCTCTAGTATATCCGTTCTTTCACCATGTGTACCCGAAACGACGTATCCCAATCTACCATATGCATTCATCACCCGTTCCGGGTAGCATATTCCTGAATAACCAACTGCACACCCAAATTCTTCGTATCCTTTTAGTAAATATTCCAGAAAGTATTTTGAATATTCCGCGTTATCAGTGACGATCACTGCAATTGAATCCTTTTCCGTATTCAAGATTGGCATGATGTCATTAAGTGTTCCGTATTCATCGGTCATGTTTACGATCACTCCCATTGATTTAAGTTCACGTACTACATCTTCAGATGGTGATTTTTTGAACTTGGGGTAATAGTTTGATAAATTTACGTATATACAGTCGGGTAAAACTGTACCATTTTGTATAGATTTCACCGTTTTTATAACATTCTTTTCTCTGGATGGTATACTAGTTAAGGTCACAACTACCTTCATTATGATTTACAATTATGTAACACCTTTAAGTAAGAGTTTTAATCGCGTCAAATACTTTGACTATCATATCCCCGGTTATAAACTGACTGTTTCCTATGTAGACCCCATTGTCATTAATGATATTCGCATTAGGAACCTTGACAGTATCTTTCCATCTTTTCAGGAATGGGTGAAGGAGTAAATTTCCAGACACTACAGGTCGATATTCGACACCGAGTTCGTTGAATATAGTCTTGAGCTTGAGCATATCTTCACGCTTCTTACATATGAAGGGAAATGCGAAGCTGCTGTTTCCGGGGTCGTGACGAGGAACGTAAAACTTCTCTGGGTCGAGATGTTTCATGAAATAATCAAAGTTTTTGCGCCTCTTCTCAATATTCTCATCAAGTCTCTTCAACTGTTCGATACCTAGGACTGCGTTGAGTTCAGTGTTTCTAAAGTTGTACCCATCCGTGAGAAAGAGGAAGCTTGGGTCTATGTCAGGATATTTCTTGATAGCCTCTTCATATAGATGGGGTGAAAGGAGGCGAGCCATACCATGACTTCTTTTGATTTTCATGAGTTCATACAAATTCTCGTCATCGGTGGAAATGATTCCACCCTCGATGGTTGTCATATGATGTCCATAATAGAAACTGAAAGTGCTACCAGTCCCGGAACTGCCCCTCTTTTTTCCATCCGGTCCCTTCACACCATGAGACTCACAGATATCTTCGAGAAAAATGGCATTCGGATACTTCTCCTTGAGTTTTTCGATTGGGGCATCGAGACCAAGGAGATGTGTGACAAAAACAATTCGGATATCCTCATCTGGCAGAGCTTCGAGGTCGAAACTATACGTCTTCAAATCCACGTCACAAAATACAGGTTCAAGACCAACCTGAAAAACAGGGGACACATTCGTGACCCACGTACACGCGGGTACGAGAACTTTGGAGCCATTGGGTATGTCGTACAGCTCCTTCACCGAAGCCATGAGTAACAAATTTGCAGTGCTACCAGACGTAACGTAGAGGGAATACTTAGACCCAAGCCATTCACTCCATGCGTCTTCAAATTGCTTCACCATGTTACCGCATGTGTACCTGTCGGAGGACTCTATAAAGTCGATAAGTGCCTTTTTGTCCGTATCTGTAATGGCCGTTTGCATCAAAGGCCACCACATTTTATCAATAAGTGTTAATTTTCTTTTAAGTTGCTGTAAAATGCATCTTGTTTATCCTGTTTCTCAACACTCTTAATATGCCAGAGTGCCAATTGTGGATTGGCTTGTAACTGTGCAACCTTGTCACTTCCGATGAGGCGTTCATGAAGACCTAGACTCCATGTAATTTTACCATTGTTTTTAAAGTATCGACCTTGATAATCTGGCCAGTTGATCCAACCCATCTCATTTACAGAGAACTTCATCTTTTTACACCATTCTTCGGTGTATCCGGGTATAATGTTGATACGAGGTAGGGTTAGAATATCTCC